GTCTGCGCCGCCAAAGGCAAGACCGGCATCGAGGACTTTGGCTACGGCAAGGGCTACGTCTATGTGGCCGAGGCGTATAGCAAACTACTTGACGCTCTGACTGGTCTCCGCGACGCCGGCATGCACGTAGTATTGGTGGCCCACGGCGTCACTCGCAAGTTCGAGCTGCCCGAGGAGGAGGGCAGCTTCGACCGCTACGAGATGAAGTTGAGCCGTCACGTCGGCGCGCTCGTTCGAGAGTGGGCGGACGTGATCCTGTTCTGTCGCTATCGAACCATCGTCGTCGTCGATGAGAATGGCAAGGGCAAGGCGCAGGGCGCGCGCCGCGTCATTCAGACCGCGCATCACGCAACGTGGGACGCAAAGAACCGCCTCGACATGCCCGACGAGCTGCCCATGGAGTGGGCCGCGCTCGAGCGCTACTTCCCGCCCGCCGCGCCGTCAGTCACGCCGCCGTCTATACAGCCGCCCGCGACGCCGTCTATACAGCCGTCCGCGCCGTCTATACAGCCGGCCGCGAGCGCGGCCCACCAGAAGCTCGCCGATCTGATGGCCGCCAGCGGCGTCACCGCCGAGCAGCTGCAGGCCATCATCGAAGCCCACCCGAGACTGGGCACCATCCATCCGAAGGGCACGCCAGTCGCCAACTGGGCTGACTCGTTCGTCAACAAGGCCATCATCCCCTCGTGGGACAAGATCGCCAAAACCATCAAGGAGCAGAACGCATGAGCAACATCGATCGCGTCTATACATGGGATGAAAAGCCCATCGAGAAACCCAACGAAGGCGGCTACATCGAGCTGCCGCCGGGGGAGTATGACTTTCACATCGTCAAGTTCGAGCGCGGCCGGCACGAGGGATCGGCCAAGCTGCCCCCCTGCCCGAAGGCGATCGTCCATTGCGCGGTCGATGGCGGTCCGCTCGGCAGCACGATCATCAAGACCAACCTGTTCCTCCATTCGAAGTGCGACGGCCTGCTCGCGCAGTTCTTCGCGTCGATCGGTCTGCGCAAGCGCGGCGAGCCGCTAGTCCTGGCATGGGACAAGATCGTCGGCGCTGGCGGTCGATGCCGAGTCGCCCAGCGTGAGTACAACGGCAAGACGTACAACGAGATCGCGCGCTTTATCGATATCGACGACAAAGACCAGCTACCCTTCTGATCGTCAATGCGGCGCCGGGGTGTCTATACGCTCCGGCGCCGTCTATACATCAAACAGGACTCCCCATCATGGAAATGAGACACTACCAGCAGGAGGCCCGCGCCGCCGTTCATCTCGAGTGGGCGCAGGGACGCAAGCGCACGCTACTTGTTCTTCCGACCGGCACCGGCAAGACGATCGTCTTCGCCAAGGTCGTCGAGGACCTGGCGCGCATGGGCTGTCGATCGCTCGTCTTGGCGCACCGCGGCGAGCTACTCGAGCAGGCCGCGGACAAGATCATGCGCGCCGCCGGCATCAGCTGCGCCCTCGAGAAAGCCGAGTCATCCAGCCTCGACGCCTACGAGCGAGTCGTCGTCGGCTCGGTGCAGTCGCTTCAACGCGAGAGACGCCTGAAGCAGTTTCCGCGCGATCACTTTGACGCTATCATCGTCGATGAGGCCCACCACGTCCTCTCCGACTCGTATAGACGCATCCTTGACCACTTTGACAGCGCCAACGTGCTCGGGGTCACCGCGACACCTGACCGCGGCGACATGCGCGGGCTCGGCTCGTTCTTCGACTCGCTGGCCTACGAGTACAAACTACCGCAGGCGATTCGCGATGGCTACCTCTGCCCGATCAAGGCGCAGATGATTCCGATCAAGATCGATATGAACGGCGTTGGCGTCACCGCCGGCGACTTCAACGCAGGCGATATCGGGCACGCCATCGATCCCTATCTCGAGCAGATCGCCGAGCAAATGTCTATACACTGCGCTGGACGGAAAACAGTCGTCTTCCTGCCCCTGATCGCCACGTCGCAGAAGATGTGCGCGCTCCTTCGCGAGCGCGGCCTGCGGGCCGCAGAAGTCAACGGCTCCAGCGAGGATCGCGCGGAGGTGCTGCGCGACTTCGACGCCGGCCACTACGACGTCATTTGCAACTCGATGTTGCTGACCGAGGGATGGGACTGCCCCTCGGTTGATTGCATCGTCTGCTTGCGGCCGACGAAAATCCGCAGCCTTTACTGCCAGATCGTTGGGCGAGGAACGCGCATTCATCCGGGCAAGTCTCACCTCCTGCTGCTCGACTTCCTCTGGCTCTCCGAGCGCCATGAGCTCTGCCGCCCGGCCGTTCTACTCGCCGAAGACGCCGAGAGCGCCGCCGCCGCCACGCGCCGCATCACCGACGCAGACGGCGCCATGGACCTCGAGCTCGCGCTCGAGCTCGGCTCCGAGGACGCGATCAAGGAGCGCGAGGCCGCCCTCGCCAAGCAGCTGGCCGAGCAACGCCACAAGAAGGCAAAGCTCGTCGATCTGCTCCAGTATGAGATGTCGATCATGGACGCCGATCTGGCCAACTACGTTCCGGCGTTCGGCTGGGAGATGGCACCGCCGAGCGCCTCGCAACTTGCCGCGATCGAGAAGGCCGGCATCAACCCCGACGCCATCGAGTGCGCCGGCAAGGCAAGCAAGCTGCTCGATCGATTGACAAAGCGCCGTATCGCCGGGCTGGCGACGCCGAAGCAGATTCGCCTGCTCGAGCAGAAGGGCTTCGCACACGTCGGCAGCTGGTCGTTCGACGACGCGTCGAAGATGATCAACAGGATCGCAGCGAACGGCTGGCGCGTGCCCTACTATATCAACCCCGCTGTCTATACACCGGGAGCCGACCATGAAGGCAATTGAGCTGCTTGGCCACATCGACCCCGCGGCGCTCTCCTACGACGAGTGGCTGGCCGTCGGCATGGCGCTCCACTACGAAGGCGCGAGCGCCGCCGACTGGGACGCCTGGAGCCGGCGCGACTCCACCCGGTATAGACAGGGCGAGTGTGCGCGCAAGTGGGCAGGCTTTCACGGTAGCAGCAAGCCCGTCACTGCCGGCACGCTCATCGAGCTGGCACGCCGCCAAGGGTGGACGCCGCCGAAGCGCGATGAAGGGCGTATATACAGCTGGGAGGACGTTACCCCGATCCCGGTCGTCGACCTCGACTGGGTCGAAGACGTCGAACTCGAGCCGCCGGGGGACAGCTGGTCACCGGTCGTCGACATCACGACCTACCTATCGACACTCTTCGAGGCCCATGAGTATGTCGGCTACGTCACCGAGTCATACGTCGGTGAGGACGGCCGCCACCTGCCGCGAAAGGGAAGCTATACGCGCACCGCCGGCGAGCTGCTTGAGGAACTCGCCCACTGCGATGGCGACTTGGGCCGCGTCTTCGGCGATGCCGACCCGAAGGCCGGCGCGTGGATTCGCTTCAACCCGCTCGACGGGCAAGGCGTCAAAGACAGCAACGTCACCTCGTTTCGCTTTGCCCTGATCGAGTCCGACCGGCTGGACGTCGAACGCCAAGCGGCGATCTATCGCGAGCTCGAGCTGCCAATCGCAGCGCTCGTTCATAGCGGCGGCCGCAGCCTCCACGCCATCGTGCGTATAGACGCCACCTCGAGGGAAGAATACCGCGAGCGAGTCAACTTCCTGCACGAAGTCTGTAACAAGAACGGGCTCGACGTCGACGGCGCCAACAAAAACCCAAGTCGACTCTCGCGCATGCCCGGCTTCATGCGCAACGGCGCGCGCCAGTACCTCGTCGCCGTCAATCAAGGCCGGCCGTCGTGGGTGGCGTGGCGAGCATGGATCGACGAGGCCGACGACAACATGCCCGACATCGAGTGTCTGGCGAGCGTCTATACAAATCTGCCGCCGCTCGCGCCGGCACTCATTGAGGGCGTTCTACGCCAAGGGCACAAGATGCTCGTCGCCGGGCCGTCGAAGGCCGGCAAGTCCTTCCTGCTTTTGCAGCTCGTCGCCGCGATCGCCGAGGGGCGCGAATGGCTCGGCTGGCGATGCGCGCAGGGCAAGGTGTTGTACGTCAATCTCGAGCTCGACCGCGCCTCGTGCCTGCATCGCCTGCGCGCGCTCTACGAGGCCGCCGGCTGGCCGCCGCTGTATATACGCAACATTGACATCTGGCATCTACGCGGCAAGGCGGTGCCCATGGACCAGCTGGCGCCAAAGTTGATTCGACGAGCGCTCAAGAACCGCTATCTCGCCGTGGTAATTGACCCGATATACAAGGTCCTGACCGGCGACGAGAACGCCGCCGACAAGATGGCTCACTTCTGCAACCAGTTCGACCGAGTATGCCACGAGCTCGGTGCCGCGGTGATTTACTGCCACCATCACAGCAAGGGCTCGCAGGGACAGAAGTCCGCGCGCGATCGCTCGTCAGGCTCCGGGGTTTTCGCGCGAGACCCCGACGCGATCCTCGACATCATCGAGCTGATCGTCACAGAGCACGCGCGCAAGCAGCGCCTGAACCACGTCGTCTGCGAGGCGCTGGCCGCAACGCTCGACCAGCGCGTCCCCTCATGGCGCGAGCGCATCTCGCAAGACGACGCACTCGTCGCCGCGAAGCTCCTGCCCTTCGCGCGCGAAGTTCTCGGCGCCGCGGCCGATCGCGTCACGGCCGGGCCGATCGATCGAGCCAAGAGCGCAACCGCGTGGCGCGTCGAGGGCACCCTGCGCGAGTTCGCGCCGTTCGCGCCGCGCCGGTTCTGGTTCGAGATGCCCCTTCACCGTATAGACACCAGCGGCGTCCTCGACGACGCCAAGGCCGACGGCGAAGCCCCGCCGTGGGAAGCGAAGAAAAAACCGAAGCAGGAAGAGGCAAAGACACGACGACAGGAGCGTCAGGACGCCGTCGGCGTGGCATTCCAATCGCTCTCGGAGAACAATCAGCCCGTCACGCTCGCCGCTATCGCTGAGAACCTCGGCGTCACCGAAAGGACCGCGCGTGAGTATATACATCAGCACCCTCATCTTGAGTGTCGCGCCGGCCTCGTCATCTGGAAAAAAGGAAAGGAGAACAACACCCATGAAGCCCACGACTGAACAGCTGCTCGACGACTATCTCGCCGACCCAAGCACACCAAAGGCGTGCTGTCTATACGCACAG